TGATACATTACCAGTTGTAAATGCTTGTAACGGGTCGAAGCAAACCAACTTTAAATTTGGTATGGCTTGTAACTCTTCCACTAGCTCTTGCGCGATAGGTGTAACCCCCTCTTCTCTCATTAAGATCATAGGTTCTTTTTGCTCTGGGACTGGAAACACATAGACATCAAACGAGGAGTTAAAACGTCTGCCTTTGGGGTCAAGCAGATCTAAACGCCTATGTATTTCCATTAAATCATCTTCTGCACAAAAAATTACAGCATTACCATGTTCTTTAACATCCTTTCCCCACCACCGCGCGCCAGGACAAGATACTGCTAATGCCAACTGAATAATACTAAGCGACTTACCCACGCCACCCACGGCTGCTAAAATACCTGGCTTTGCAATAGGGATTAAACCATCTACTAAAAATTTTTGTGGCTCTGGCTTACCGACTAGGTTTCTGATCGCGTACTTTTGTATGCCTAACTTATGCTCCATGAGTTCAGCCTTAACTTTATCTAAACCATGTTTTAAATATAAGTCGTTGTAGTCTCCGCGCTCGCTCGGTAAGCGCACCGCACAATTAAGCACGGCACTTGCACACTCTTGCGCTTTCTTTTCACCCACGCCGTTCTCATCATTATCTAGGGCTAAAATAAATCTAGCACCCGTCAGCTTACGCAATTTAGAGACTGCATCCAACGTAAAGTTGGCACTAAATACGCAAGCCACGGGAATCTGGGTAGCTTCATAAACTGAAGCAGCAGTTGAGTAACCTTCAACTATAATTAATTTTTCTATGTTTTTTAGATCTAAAAAGGTAGTACCAATTAAAAATACATTACCTTTGATTTCTGATGCAGATTTAAATCTTTTGTTGCCTTTTTTATCTATGGACTGTAGAGAACGAACCTCACCTGTAGTAGAATACACAGGAACAATTAAGTTACCATTTAATTGCTTCAACCCATAGCTTTTAACTTTTTTATTCGTGAGATATTCATGTTCAGTAGCCTCGTGGCATATATTTATTCTTTCTTGTGCTTCTATGGCAACCTCATCTTGTCTCAGTTTTCTTTGCTCTTTCGCTTTTTCAGATGCTTGTATCATCTGTTCATGTAGCGCTTGCTTGTCAACCACACTTAGACTATTGGTGTCTATAGAAGACCATTTGCCTTCAAACCCAGTCTTCCAATTACCATAGGTGCAGAACATATGTTCACCCACCTGGTTCACTACATAGTAACCACTACGTTGTCCACCTGTATCTGGTTTACTGTTTGTTGCTTGTACTGGTACTCTGATTATCTCGCCAGTAATTTCTAAGAAGTCTACAAGTAACCCTTGTACTTGCATCTCGTTTATTAAATCGTGTGTACTCTTCCCTGTACTAAATCCTAAATCGTTATAGAGTACGTCCCTCTTTAGGTACTTTGTTAAATCCATTTGCAGCTCTCTGGTCATCTAACTCGGCTTGCACGTTCGCCCAGTTTAGATATTCTCTAACGATAGAAGTAAAAACTTTTTTTCTGTTATCCCTTTCCCATCTATGTAATGGTTTGTCTTCTTCTTTTAGTGTTAGATCTAAATATAAATTTTTGGTTTGTGCTATTGAGTATTCAATCCCATCATCATTTAATTGTGCTTTGTTTGGCAGTCTCAAACCTTCACCAATCTTTTTTAAATGATCCATACAGCACGCTCCAAGCCAATGTTCTCCGTCTTGTTTTAAAAACGGGCCTGCTGGACGCTTACAATAAGCGCACAGCGTAGGCCTTCTTTTACCATCAAAATTAAAAGGGCGCTTCATCGTCAGCTGTAGATCCTACTGCTGCTAAGTCTGCCTCTGATGGGCCAGCTTGTATTGGCTTCTCACTTACAACCTTTGGCTTTGCATTGGTTGATTGCCAAGTCTCACCAAACTTCTCATCAATTTCAAGATATCCTGTATCGCCTTTTATTAGTTCAGCAGATACGCTCTTACCCATAAATGCAGTGGAAGTATCTTTTGGTGGCTCTTTAACACCCATAGCTTGCGCCATAAGTAGCATTGACTTAATACCTTTATCAACTACAGCACTGTTGTTGTGCGCAACAGAAAAAACATGACCAATTCTTATACCAGAATCACCCACTTCAAAATACATCTTGCACCCGCGCCATCCGTTCTTACCTTCTATCAATGCCTCTTCTTCACCTTGCCAATGCAAAACGTGTCTGCCTGGCTCTACTTGTCCTCTGCCTTCACCGACAGTATTTACATCATAATTTGTTAAATCCATTATTTACTCCTTTTTTAAATCCAACATTTATATTCAACGCAATCATCCTCTTCAGACCCGCAGTAGTTACAATAACCGTCTGTAAACTGTGGATCTTCACCAGGATCATACTCGTTGTACTCTAATAGCAATATCTCATTCATCTCAACATCTGCTCTCTGATTTCTTTCCAATCAAAAGGCATCTCATTATCCAGACCAAACCTGTTCTTAGCTTGGAAGCCTGGTGTTTCTTGTGTAAAGATAGTTCTATCACCTTGTTTAAGTTTGGTAGTCATACCACCGCCTTTGCCTTTTACTTGGATAGTACCAATTTTGTAATTAGCAAATAAAACAGCGTCACTATGCTCAATGATTAGATCAGCTGCTTTTCTGTGCAACTTAATCTGATGTCTGTCATGTGGCTCGCTTGATGGATCTTCATACCTTTTAACTTCATTATGTGCAATTTGTAGGATAGTAAATCCATTTGCTCGTAAGTCGTTTAATAAACTTAGGTACTCTTTCCATGTCTCAAGACAAGCTGCATAGCCTTTTCCATATGCTGGTGCAGAGATATCTGGCCACCCATTTTTCTCACAAACATATTCTTGCATTAAAGTTTCTAGCCAATCCAAACTATCTATGACAACAGTTTTGTATTCAGACTTATCATTAATTAACGCTTTCAAGTTTGCAACAAACTCATTGTAAGATTTAGCCACAGGAAAATGTGGACACTCAATCTTACCGATACCATCTTCAGCTTGTACTATGATTGGTTTATTCATAGTCGCGCCAAAGGTTGTCTTACCAATACCACCTGGTCCATAGATAACCATGATTGGTGGTTTTAGTTTTGCCTTCTGTCTTATGTTAGCTAACGACATTAAGAAGTCTCTATGACAGATTCAGACTCTACTGCATCTTGTAATCTTTTACTGTATTCAGCTCTTAAAATATCAAGCTTTTCAAGTTCAAAATTTGCATTGCCAACTAACTCGTTTTTCTGTCTTTCAACAGTTGCTAGTTTGTTGTAATGTATTTTGTTCTCTTCAGTAAGATCATCATACGCATACTCAGTTCCGCCTTCTTCAAAGCTAAACTTAATAGGTTCTTGTTGTACTTCACTCATTCTATTCTCCTTTTTTATTATGTTTATAGGTATCACATACATCTTTAGCATTACACCAACGGCATCCGTCTTTACTATAGTTGTATGTAGGTATTTCTTCATAGCAAGCCTCGGCTGCTGGCTTTAAAGTTTCATAGGCCCATTCAACTAAGTTTATAGCTGATATGGAATATGATCTTATTGGACCATCTTTATGCCAACCTCTTGGCTGTACAATGGTCATTTGTACTGTGCAATCGTCTCCGTATCTTGATAATGCACCTAATGCATAGATACGCATTTGTGGGTTGTCTGCTTCAACCGCCCACTTACCAGACTTTAAATCTATTACTTCTATTATGTCTTTACCAATGAGGATGGCATCTGCTGTTCCCCATAAATCTAAATGTATTTCTGGCATGTTTACCTTTTCCTCAATCAAAGGTCTTTTAATGTCTAGCTCTTGTATTCTTTGATCAATGTAATCTACATAGATGTTTGCGCAGTCAATCATTTCTTGATCAACTGTGATGTCAAAGTCTTCTACATGATGTGTAGTATCTAAATAGTATTCTTCTAATGTAAGGTTGTTTAACCTACCCTTAAGTAGTGTCTCCACCATTTCGTGTATCAATGTACCAGTAGCAGCGGGTATACCAACTTTGTATTCTACGTTTGTACTTGCAAGTAATTGTGGCATACCTGGACATGCCATCCATATCTTTGCGGATGACGGACTTAACTTAGCGTGTGCCATTTACAGAAATATAAGAGTCTTGTTCCATTCTTTTCACATCATCAAGATCGTATTTGATCTTGCCACCAATTTTAAAATAGCTAGGACCTTGCCCTCTATATCTTCTATTATCAATTGTTTTCTTGCTAACTCCCCACCTCTCTGCGAGTTCGTCAACTTCTATGGTGTTTGATATGTCAAAATTCTTTTCTAATATTTCCATAAATTTCCCTTTTATTAATATTTTTGTTTATAATAAACCAATATTACTAATTTACAAGTGATATATTAATAAAAAAGTGGAGAAATTTTATGAATAAAACTATATATGCACATACAGATATAGGCGAAGAAAAGGAATGGGATCAAGCTATAGACAAACTTGCAACCAATAACCAAGTAGCTGGAACGCATTACAAGCAATCCAGAATACAGCCGATAGACTATATATACGCAAATAATTTGTCATATAACCTTGGTAGTTGTCTTAAGTACATAACCAGAAGTAAAGGCGAGAAGAGTGATAGAGTGACTGACTTACTAAAAGCTAAACACTTTATAGATCTTGAGTTACAAATGGTACATGGTGTAGATGCAAAGGGTAATGACATTGGTAAGTATTCTGTAGAAGTTTCTCTTGATTAATGAGGTAACTATGAACTTATATGAGTTTGACGATCCGATTCTTAAAGAAAGAAACGGAAGAAAACCAATATATGTAAACAAACATCTTGCTAAAAAGTTTAAGGATTTTTGTAAGAGCGAGCAGAAAGAACCACATAAAGTGGCTGAGTATCTAATATCTTTAGGTATGAACTCTGTTGAGCATTACGAAGATCCTATGGTGTCTGTTGACATTGAAGCTCTTTAAATAGATCTTCTGTATTTTGCAACGAATCTGTTGCTTGGATATCTTTGTCCTCAACGGTTATCTGTCCTTTACCACAAGGGAAAGCATATATTACCTTCTGACAATTTAATGCGACTAAGGCATACACATCTATATCACCTTTTTTGTAAAACCTATTTCTAGAATGAGAACCACAACGCAAATCAAACCGCCAGTTCTTTCTGGCTTTCTCTATTTGTTTTTGTGTTTTGACCTGGCACTTATAAAGAGTGTTACCAACTTCAAAGATAATATCGGCTTTAGAACCATGTGGCATTACAGTTACAGTGTCAGAATGGGAAGAAAGCACCGAGGCCACTAAATACTCTCCAGATCGGCCAACTCTTTCTGATTGGCGCGACATGCGGTTATTGGGTTTGTCCCAACTCTTTCATTAGTTCTTGCATTTGCTTGTCTAAAATTTCTGGATTTTTAATCACGGTCATTTCTCTGGCTGTTTTTTGATCTTGTGCAAGAATTCTTTTTATAACCTCAGTCTTAACCATTGGTAAAAGGCCATCATAACCAGGGCTTTCAATAAAATCTTTAATTCTATTTTTGGTATTTAAAGATAGCATTTCTTTTAACAAGCTTTCATATTGTTTTGAATCTATATCAACTCCACTTATTTGTCTTTTAGGTTTTACAGGTATTATTTTTAATTTTGCTAATTCCTCAAAAACTACATCATTTTTAATTGTAGATTTTGCAACTGGGGAAAAAGTTTCTCCGATACCGCCCATCCATTTAGGGGCTGCTCCCTTTGTAAAGGTTCTTACTTCTCCAAACACATTTCTTTTTGCTGGCAATTCCGTAGATAGTCCTGGTATTCTATTAAGATATTGATCTGTTAAGTTTTGCGCATCTCTCATAATAGGATCTTCAGCTTTTCTTACATAATAAGATGCGGTTGGAACAAAGCTTCCCATAAACCTTTGTATAGATCGTTCTCCATATCTGTCTGGATTGAACATAACGTTAATAAAATCACTTACTCCGGTCAAAAATGTTTTGTTAGTAATGTTTTCTGTGAATGATG